CCTAGAGACTGTTCCTTATCTGATCATCGAACAACATTGCTGGCTCACTATTGATGATGATGAAGATGCTCCACTCTTCCCTGTTGTGGTCACTTTTGAATACAACTCAGGAAAAGTGCTTAGAATTACCCCTAGATTCGACAAATCAGGCGTAATCCTAGACAGTAAAGGTGTAATCAAGAGGATTGATCCTCACACCTATTACACCAAATACTCTTTCATTCCAAACCCTGATGGTGGATTCTATGATATTGGGTTTGGACATTTACTTGGTCCAATTAATGAATCTGTGAATACGTTAGTGAATCAGCTCGTAGACGCTGGAACACTAAATAATATGCAGGCTGGCTTTATCGGAAAAGGTCTGCGGATCAAAGGAGGTGATTACAATCTATCTCCCGGTGAATTCAAGTGGGTCAACTCTACGGTAGATGATCTAAAGAAACAGATCATGCTCATGCCCACAAAAGAGCCTAGTAAGGTTCTCTTTGAACTCATGGGAGCGTTAATTACTTCCGGCAAGGAACTAGCCTCTGTTGCTGAGATCTTTGTAGGTAAGATGCCCGGACAGAATACTCCTGCTACCACCACAATGGCCTCCATTGAGCAGGGTATGAAGGTGTTCACTGCCGTTTATAAACGAGTCTACCGTAGTCTGGATAAGGAGTTTAAAAAGATATTTAAACTTAACAAGACCTATCTAGACGAGAATACCTACATCTCAGTGCTGGATGGTCCAGTTAGTCCGATGGACTTTGACAACAAATCATTCGATATCATTCCATCAGCAGATCCAACTGCAACGTCTCAGACAGAGAAACTGCTAAAAGCACAGGGACTGATGGAACTTCTTCCTCTAGGCACTATTGACCCAATCAAGGTTACTATGAGGATTCTCGAGGCTCAACAACAGCCTAACTGGCAGGAACTGATCCCCGGTATGGTAGAGACAGGCCAACCACAGATTCCTCCAAAACAAGACCCAGAACTCATGGCACAGCAGCAAGAATCAATGCTGAAACAGCAGGAGTTCCAGATGAAGGGTCAAGCTGAGGCCCAGAAGATGGCCATGACCCAGCGCGATAAAGAGTTCAATCTGAAAATGCAAGCGCAGCAACAGCAGCAAGACAGACAACATGCTGCTGAGATGAACAACCTAAAAGCTGAATCTGCTCGTAGAGAGCTTAACATTGAAACCGCTCGCGGTATGCAAAAGCTCCAGCAAGAGCGTGAAACAGCTAAACTGAAACAGCAGCAAATGAAGGAGTCTTCAAGTGCAAAGAAACGAAATCCTAAATGAGTGGCTTAACAATCCGATTACTGAATGGATGTTTAAGGAACTCAATGCAAGACTAACTGCCTTTACAGAAGTGTTAAGGCAAGAAGCAGGACAGAACCCTGTGGAAGATGCCAGAAAATCTGGCCGAATCCTAGAGATTCAAGAGATTCTCAACATAGACTTTGAGGAGGCCACTTAATGGCTATCAGACCTTGCGGACATAGGCTTATAGTAAAGCCAACCGCTCTAGAAGAGCACGATGAAATCTACAAAAAAGCAAAGTCCGCCGGAATTCAGTTTCTGGAAAAGGACGTAAGAGCAGAACAATCTGCCGTAGATACCGGAACAGTTATCTCTGTCGGTGTTACTGCTTTTAAAGACTTCGGAGGAGATCCTTGGTGTAAAGAAGGTGATGTTGTGGTTTATGCACGACACGCTGGAAAACGAATCAAGGATGGTGACGAGGAGTTTCTCGCACTTAACGACGAAGACATCGTAGCTGTTATGGAGTGATCATGGATACCAATCAAGAAAATCAAGAAGTAAAACCAGTTGAACCCGCACAACCATCAGAAATCGAACTAAAAGCGATGGAGATGGGTTGGAAACCTCAAGAAGAATTTGACCCAGATAGTGGTAAAGAATGGATTCCTGCTGATGAATTCATCCGACGTAAACCCCTATTTGACAAGATTGAGGCAGTAACAAGAGAACTCAAGAGTGTTAAACAAGGCATGGAAGCCTTCAAACAACACCACGAGAAGGTCAAACAAACCGAATATCAACGTGCAATGGAAGACCTGAAACGGCAACGACAGGAAGCCATTGAGGAACAGGATGCGGTCAAGGCATTTGAAGTCTCAGACAAAATGCGTGAACTTGAACGCTCACAAGAGAAAGTAGATACCACTGGTGTCAATAACCCACTTTTTGAAGAGTGGGTCACTGAGAACAAGTGGTACAAAAATGATGAAGATCTAAGGGAATTCGCTGACGCTCTGGGCATTATGTATGCTCAGAAGAAGATGAGTCCCCCAGATGTTCTTACTAAGGTATCCGAAGAAGTTCGGAAGAAATTCCCTGAGAAATTCAGGAATCAAAACAAAGATAGGGCTAGTGCTGTGGAAACTGCTGCAGGAAAACCTCGTACTCCAAAGAGTACTAATGACGATTACGCACTCAGCGAAGATGAGCGTAAGATCATGAGGAAAATCGTGAGTACCGGTGTAATGACTGAGGCAGAATACATCAAAGAACTAAAACGCACTAAAGGTGAATAAATGACTAAAGAAACTATCGCAAAAGCGCCACGAGAGCGTGTGAAGCGCGTCCCAGTAGGTTCAAGAAATCGACTGGAGGTTATCGGGAAGAGTCCTGATTATGTTTATCGAATTGTAAATGATGTGGACGACAGAGTTGAACTTTTCAAAGCCGCTGGCTATGAAGTGGTCTCAATCTCTGAGGCAAGAATGGCCTCACAGCGCGTAGGACAGGGCACACCAACTGGTAGTGTTGCTGAAATGCCTGTGGGTAACGGCGTTAACGGTGTTCTCATGAAAATTCCTAAGGAATGGTATGATGAAGACCAAGCAGCAAAGGCTGCACGTATTGACGAGGCTGAGCGTTCCATCAAGAAACCCGACATTGATGGCTCTTACGGTGAAATCAAAATTTCTTAAGTCACTTAGAGTGCCATCTACTACTTGGAGGTCTTAAATGGCTAACACATCTCGTGTTAACGGCTTTAAACCCGTTAAGTACATGAATGGCACACCTTATAATGGTCAATGCACAATGTACTACATCCCCAGCTCAAATGGCACTGCCACCTTTGTTGGTGATCTAGTGAAACTGGGTGGCACTGCAGACGCTAATGGCGTTCGTGGTGTCGCTCAGGCTGCAGCAAGCGATGCTGTTATTGGTGCCGTGGTTGGTATTGTTCCCTCAATGACCAATCTCGATACTCCCCAGTACCGTGCTGCAAATACCGCTGCTTACGTTCTAGTTGCAGATGATCCTAACATTATCTTCGAAGCACAAGAGGACGGCGACACTGATCCTCTGGAAATGGTCGATGCTGGTCTGAACGTCAACTTTGTTGTCGGCTCAGGTTCAACCACGACTGGTGCCTCAGGTATGCAGATCGATAGCAACACCGAAGCAACCGGTGCTACTCTACCCCTTAAACTTCTACAGCCTGTTCAGCGTCCCGACAATGAACTGGTTGCAGCTGGTCAGGCTAACACCCGTTGGCTTGTTAAAATCAACAACCATCAGTTCGGTAGCCATACTGGTACCGCTGGTGTAGCTTAATTAAGGAGTAGATAATGACTATCAATACATCTAGTTTCGCTAAGGCCCTATTCCCCGGCGTCAATGCTTGGTATGGTAAGGCTTATGCAGAATATCCAGAAGAGCATAAACAACTCTTCGAACAACTAACCTCAAGCCGCGCTTGGGAAGAGGACGTTGGTGTGTCAGGCTTCGGTATGGCTTCAACCAAAACCGAAGGTGGTCCAATCAACTACGATTCAGAGCGGCAAGGCTTCACAACCAGATATCGCCATGCGACTTATGCCCTTGGCTTTATCGTAACTCGTGAAGCGTTTGAGGACGATCTCTATGACGTAGTTGGTCAACGTAAGGCTCAGGCTCTTGCGTTCTCAATCCGTCAAACCAAAGAGGTTCTGGCAGCTAACGTCTATAACCGGGCTACTACGTCAGGTTATACCGGTGGCGACGGCGTCACTCTTCTGAATGCCAATCACCCCAACGTTGCTGGTGGCACATGGTCAAACATGCTCGCCACTGCATCAGATATCTCAGAGGCAGCTCTAGAGCAAGCCTGTATCGACATTGCGGCCCTAACCAATGACCGTGGTCTGCAGATCGCTCTGCGTCCTCAGAAGATCATCATCCCTCCAGAACTCGAGTTCGAGCTTGCTCGTATCCTGAAAGCAACTGGTCGCACTGGTACTAACACCAATGACATCAATGCAATCAAGGAAATGGGTAAATTCCCAGGTGGTATGGTAGTTAATCACTATCTCACCGACGCGAATCAGTGGTTTATTACAACCAATGCTCCGCACGGGATGAAGCACTTCGTTCGCCGGGCTGATAGCTTTGACACCGATAACGATTTCGATACCGAAAACGCCAAGTTCAAAGCAACATTCCGTAGTTCATGGGGCTGGACTGATCCAAGAGCAATCTTCGGTTCACCCGGTGCCTAATTAAACGGAGGGGCTCCGGCCCCTCCTCTTTTAGGAGGATAATATGGCTGTAACAATGTCATACCCAAAACCCCGTGAACTGATGACCAAGATTGTGGATATCGCACGTACTGACAGTTCAACTGAAAAGTGTGTGCTTCCAAAAGGAGCTATTGTTGTTGACGTTGAAGTCCTACAGGAAGTCAATGCCAGCACCAACACTGGTTCCTTTGTTCTAGGTTGGTCAGGTGCTACATCTGCTCTGGTTAATGGATTTACAATGGCTACTACAAAGGTTGGTCTGGTCAAAGCCGGAACAGCCGTTGGCTCAGCTGTCTGTGGTACTCCACTCAACTCAGATAAGAAGGTTATCAGCACATACACAGTGGGTTCATCTACTGCCGGTGGTACGGGTAAAGTAATCATCAAATACTTTATGCCCGGCGCTGGTGAAACAGTAACGTCATAAGAAAACGGGCATCTTAGGATGCCCTTTTCTCTTTGGAGTTTTTATGAAACCAAAATATGTAACAGTTGCCTCTCTAGCCGCTTCGAAAATGATCCCTGTCAATTTCAGACAGAGACCGTTTGAGATCTCCCTGATTGTAGATCTGTCCGATGATGCTGATATGCAATATTCTGTCGAATTCACTGGAGACGACATTTATGCTACAGCAGAAAACGACATCGTGTGGCAAACACACCCATCACTAATCAATAAATCGGACAGTGATGCTGGCAACATCGATTTCCCAGTACGGGCTGTTCGTCTGAATGTCACTACTTATGTGGCAGGTTCAGCACACATGTCCATACTACACACATAAGGAATAAACATGGCTGTCAATCTTTCAGTCGCTGTTCGCAACGCCAAGCTGAATGCGGTTGAGTCTACTGTAGACGTAGCACCAATCCTTAGAATCTATACTGGAACCAAACCTGCTAACACAGCTGCTGCAAGCACTGGCACTTTGCTAGTGGAGATGACCCTTCCTTCTGACTGGATGGGAGCAGCCGCAAACGGTCAAAAAGACAAAGCAGGTACGTGGCAAGACGCTTCTGCAAACAACACAGGCGATGCTGGTTATTTCAGAATCTATGATTCAGCAGGTACAACGTGTCATATTCAAGGCACTGTTACCATCACAGGTAACGGTGGAGACATGACTCTAAATAAAGTAAACATTACTACCGGAGACAATGTGGAAATTACAAGTTTCACACTGATCGAAGGTAACGCATAAAGGAAGTACAATGGGACGAGTTCAAGACGCACTAAACGCATTTTTCGCACCTGCTATCAATACAGCACTACAGAATCTGAATATTCCAACAGATCTGGCACAACAACTCGAAGACCTACGTAATCGTCCATCACTAACAGACGCAGATCGTGCTGTTATTGATGCGGCTCGTGGTGTCATCGAAGAACTGGACATGATCGCTGCTGGCATTCAATCAGCTTAATAATGAGTTCCCTCACTCTCACCGCTGCTAGCTGGATCAGCTTCCTGGCGGGCTCAACTGCTGCCGAGCGGGCTGCCGCTTGGGCAGCTTTTGGCGTTGATACGATCGAATTCCTCGACGCCTCGGATTCTGTAATCCGCACTGTGACCTGTGGTGCTTGGTCAGTAGGAAGCCCGCAAGGGGGCTACTACCCGGTGATCCCAGGCGTCTACACGGACGCGGCCACGGGCAGCGGAACGGCAGTCACGGCGGTTTTCCGAGACGGCGCGACCGAGCGGTTCCGTTGCACGGTCGGGATGAAAAACGCTGTGACGCAGGCGATCACGCGACCCGGCTTTTATCTGCTGGCCGGAGAAATCGTTGCTGGGGTCCCGATCCGGCGCGGCAGCTTCTCGATCCTCATCCCGCCCGTATCATCCGTAGCTCCGTCGGTGCCGGTCAACGTGTCGCTGCCGACGATCGCGCCGACGGTGGCGTATGCAGGGTCGATTCTGGCATGTTCGGTCGGAACTTGGACAAACACACCAACGAGCTACGCCTATCAGTGGTATCGAGACGGCAGCGCGATTAGTGGCGCTACCGCGTCGCAGTACACAGTGCCGTCTGATGCCGGTGGTGCGGCGATCCGTTGCGACGTTACACCATCAAACGCTGGCGGTACAGGGGCGACGGCAAGCTCTCCCGTGCGCGACGTGTTTGGACTGCGCGCTGTGCCTAGCCCCATCCCGATCACGCAGGGCGGCACCTACAATCTGGCGCAGCACCTCGTCGGCGGAACGGCCCCGTTTGGGGGGTGGGCCATCGACTCAGGATCGTGGCCGCAGATCAGCATTGACGCCGCCACTGGCGTCATCAGTGCAGGTGCGAGTGCACCTCCGGGAGCAAGCGGGACCATCGTGTGGGGTGTGAACGACCAGGCCGTCGCCAGCACGCCGATGTCGGCCACGT